CCTCTTGGGTAGAAGTAGCGATAGTTTAATCGGAGCCAAAGATGCCTCAATACAGCGGAATGTGGACACTGAATCAAGTCAGTCAAGCGGTTAAAAACCATACTTGGACGGGCAACTTTCATCCGTCTGTTGTTGAGTATCTAGTTGTAGCTGGAGGCGGGGGAGGTGGTGGCCCCGGTGGCGGGGGTGGTGGATTACTTGCTGGATATGCAGGAATTACATCTGGCACTTCTTACACTGTTACTGTGGGTGCAGGGGGTAGTGCTACCACTGGTTCAAATTCTGTTTTTGGAAATATTACTGCAAGTGGCGGCGGAGCAAATGTTGGTGCTGGTGGATCAGGCTCTGGCGCAGAAAGAGCCACGCCAAATATAGTAGGGCCGGGAACATCAGGTCAAGGCAACGCAGGTGGTCAAGGAAATTCTGGTAATAATGCTTCAGGTGGTGGTGGCGGCGCAGGGACTGTGGGACTTAGTGCCACAACACTTGGCGGCAGAGGCGGCGCTGGTATTGCAAGTGCAATATCAGGAACTGTGACCGCTTACGCTGGAGGTGGCGGTGGTGGTGGGGCAAGTGGCGGTGGCGCAGGGGGCGCAGGTGGTGGTGGCGCAGGCGCAAATACTACTGGAACTGCTGGAACGGCAAACACAGGCGGTGGTGGAGGTGGTATTTATAATACTGGCCCCGGTGCAGGCGGTAGCGGTATCGTAATCCTCCGTTATCCAGACACATTCATAGCCGCAACAAGCACAACAGGTTCACCAACGATTACTGTGGCTGGAGGCTTTAGGGTCTACCGATTTACAACCTCTGGTTCTATTACTTTTTAAGGTCAAACATGGACATCAAACTATCAGTCAACACAGTCAATCAGATTCTTGGGTATTTGGGTACACGCCCATACCAAGAGGTGTTTCAACTCATTCAAGCCATTCAAGAGGCGGCAAAGCCTCAAGAGCCGAAAGACGAATGAAATGGCGGATGTAGAAGAACTTGCCACGGAAACGGACAAGCGTTTGAGCATTCACGAAGCAATCTGCGCCCAGCGTTATGAAGGCATTCAGGGTCGCTTTGACGATGGCTCAAAGCGCATGACCAAGATTGAGTACCTCTTGTATGGGGTGATTGTCTGCGTTCTGTTTGGCCCCGGCGTGGCTGGGGAACTCATCAAAAAGATTTTAGGACTGTAATGGTTGACCTTACCAAAGCAATTGGAGCAGTTGCCGCTAGTGTTGCCGCACTAGGTGGCAGTTACACGCTTGCCGATAAGTTTGGTTTTTTTGACCGAGCCATCATTGAGTGGTCTCCAGAGAATTTTAAAATTGTGGCGGAGCCTGACAAACCAATCACCGTCACGGTTGCAAGAATAAAGAAGCGGGACGACTGCTCTGTTGAGAGTTTCACGCCAAGCATTCGTGATGCGGCAGGCATGGTGCATGAAGCAACCACCACCGCAAGCAAGTTTAGTGGCCCAGCAGGCCCAGAGATCGACACATTCACCTACGAACTCACGATGGTGAGGAAAGAGAAGATTGCCAGCGGCAAGGCTACTTTGTTGGCGACCATCAAATACAAGTGTCCTGAAGGGGAGCGCGTTGTGCAATATCCCCGTCATACAAATCTAAGTTTTGAATTAAAAGGGTGACCATGATTCCAATAGTCGCATCCCTCCTTGGTACATTGGCTCAGAACGGTCTGGGCCTTTTGTCTTCTGCGATCCAAGCAAAGGGCAAAGAAGTCGTCGAGAAGACTCTTGGCGTGAAGATTTCCGACAACCCCTCTGACGCTGAAGTGTCCAAGTTGCGTCAACTGCAATACGACCACGAGGAGCGTCTGCTTGAGTTGGGCATCGAGAAAGCCCGTATTGAGCAAGAAGAGTTGACGGCACTGCTCAAGGCGCAAGCAAACCAAGAAGACAATGTGTCCAAGCGTTGGCAGGCTGATATGGCCTCTGACTCGTGGCTGTCGAAGAATATCCGCCCCGGCACCCTGATCTACATCCTGACCGCTTATTTGCTGTTTGCTGGCCTAAGTGCCGCAGGCATTGAGGTGAACGAGGCTTATGTGGCCTTGCTCGGCCAATGGGGTATGTTGGTGATGACCGCCTACTTTGGTGGCCGCACCGTCGAAAAGGTCATGGAAATGCGCAAAAAGGACAAAGAATGAGCCTGAGTGACGAACAAGCCGCATTCCTGCTGGATGCCTGCAAACTGATCGTATACGCCACTGGCCTTGGTTTTAAGGTCACTGGCGGTGAGTTGGCCCGCACACCTGAACAGCAAGCCCTTCATGTCAAGGCTGGCCGCTCTAAGACAATGAATTCAATACACCTGAAGAGGTGCGCCATCGACTTGAACTTTTTCAAGGATGGGCAGATAATCTGGAACAAGGAAACTCTTGCTCCGCTGGGCGCGTATTGGGAGAATATGCACCCCAAAAACCGCTGGGGCGGTAATTTCAAATCGCTGGTAGATTGCCCGCACTTTGAGCGCAATGTCGGATAAGGAGAACAAATGACGACCGCATCGGTAATGACATACGACTCCTTGGTCGAAAACATCCAGTCTTATTTGGAGCGATCTGACACCGCTACCCTTGAGAAAATCCCTCTTTTTATTATGCTGGCCGAGCAGATCATTGCCAGCCAGATTAAGTTTTTAGGCAACCTGACAGTCAACACCAGCACGATGACGGCCACGCAAGCCGTCATTGACAAGCCTGCCCGTTGGCACAAAACCGTTTCAATGAATGTCGTGGTGGCTGGTAGCCGCACCCCTGTTCTGCTTCGCAAGTATGAGTACCTGCGTGAGTATTGGCCTGATGCCACAGAGACAGGCGTCCCTGTTTACTACGGCGACTACGACTACACACACTGGTTGGTGGTTCCTACGCCAGCCGCCGATTACACCTTTGAGGTGTTGTACTACGAGCGGATTCAACCGCTCGACTCTTCCAACCAAACGAACTGGTTCACCATTTACGCCCCGCAGGCATTGCTGTATGGCACTCTTTTGCAGTCTATGCCGTTCCTCAAGAACGACGAGCGGATGCCCATGTGGCAGGCAAACTATGACCAGATCATGCAGACCCTCAAGCAAGAGGATGTCCAGCGTATTGGTGACCGTCAAGCCGCAGTATTGGATACCTGATCATGTCATATAACAGCCCCTTCACAGGTAATGTCATCCAGCCAACGGATGTCTCATATCGCCGCATCATCCTGACGGCTGACTTGCAGTTGGAGTGGCCTATCAATGGCACAGCAACTGACGATGCCGCCGCTCGGATTATGGAGGTGTCTACCGCCTCCGCCGCAAACGAGTTGTGGATGCCGCCAGCCAATCAGACTTCGGTTGGTAACGACGCGTTGATCCGAAATGTTGGTGCCGTTACTTTGACGGTCAAAGACTACACTGGCTTGAATACCATTGTGAGTATTGCCGCTGGTGAGGCTCAATACATTTACATCACCACAAACGCAACCACCGCAGGTACTTGGGGCATCATTGCCTACGGTATCGGTTCCTCTGGTGCGGATGCCGCTACGCTTGCTGGATACGGTTTGCTTGCGATTGGTCAGACACTGAACCAAAGCCAGCCTGTCACAACCTTTGCGTCTAACTACACTGCGCTGACAACTGACCGCTCCAACACTTATGTGTGGACTGGTGGCGCAGGAACCTTGACCCTGTCGCTGGCTGGAACGCTTGGCGATAACTGGTTTATGTTTGTGCGTAACAGCGGTACTGGTGCTTTGACAATCACGGGAACCAGCGGCGACTTGATCAACGGCTCTGCCTCGATTGCGCTTCAGCCAAGTGACTCTTGCATTATTGTTTGCAGTGGCACGCAGTTCTACACAGTGGGTTTGGGCAAGTCTACGCAGTTTGCGTTCACTCAGTTGTCCAAGGCTGTAACTGCTGGCTCCTACACACTGACCGCTTCTGAAGCATCCAATGTGATCCAAAAGTACACGGGCGCGTTATCTGGCAATGTGACGATCATCGTGCCGTCTACAGTGCAGGTGTACTACATCGTCAATGCAACAACTGGTGCTTACAACCTGACGATCTCAACAGGTAGCGGAGCCAGCGCGATTTTGACGCCGGGAACACAGGCCACGCTGGTTTGTGACTCTGTCAACTTGTTTAAC